GATGGAATACTATGCACCAGTCGTGTGGCGTAAGCACAAGGATGGGACTGAGACAGTTAAGATACGGAACTTTACTGGTAGCAACAGTGGGTATGAGATATCTAGATATTCGTTCTTGGAAAGACACATGCCCAGACTTCTACGCTTTGTCATGGGTAACAACTCGTTACAGTATGTCTGTACGGATGATGATAAAAAACATTATTTAGCTAAGTGCAAGACTGTGCCACGTGGGTATTACAAGGCACACAGTAGCCAAAGTTACTACAAATGGATGCAAGTTAAAGATGATAACTCTGCGTTGGTGTTCATTAAGATTGGAGATGATTGGGTACGTGATCCAATATCTGGTAAGGAGCTGCCACAGAAGCCAAAGGTAAACAAAGAACTAAAGAAGAAGTACAAAGACGATATCGACAAGTTCTTTGAGTGGGGTATGACAATGTCACCTATGCTACCTTTGAGCCATAACTACAATTCAACCAAGGCAGAAGAGCTACGTGAGCATTTTGGTGGCAGGCATGACACGTTCACACCGACATGTGCACGTGAGATATTGCGTAGTCCCAATCATCCGATGCGACTTAACTACTGGGTCATGTTTACAAGTCAGATAGGAGACAGTTCTTACGACTATGAGTCAAGGAATTGGGAGTACACGTATATGGTCAAACATGTTGAGACGAAGGAGCAACTACAGAAGGTAAAAAACAAATTCAATACATTCATAAACATGAACGCAGGCTTTATGACGAAGCCAAAGCAATAACGTTGGTCACCTGACCAACACTTTCAATGGAGAAAGAATAATGAGAGAACTAAGCATACAGTCAATAACTGAGATACTACATGAAAACGATACGCACGATGGTTCATACAATCATCCAATTGGTCTTGATGACTTTGCGCATGAAGTCGAGCAGAAGACTAAGTACATAACACTTTCAAGAGACAAGTGGTCTAAGTGGGTGTATCGTGAGAAAGATACTTTTGCACTGGGGTACATAGCTTTCAAAGATGTTAGAGATGACAAAGCAAATGATGACGACCCAAAGTATATCGTCTACTCACCTAATGTACAAAATCGCAAGTACACGTATGGTCCTAGACAATTCTCTGTACAAGCGACGACCATAGAGAAAGCAGTCAAGAACGCAGCAACATATCTACGCCCCCTAACAATGCTACATACAGTCAAGCTAACTGAGACTGGGTGTTGCAAAGGCGCGAACACACCAATGCGTGACTGGCAGAAAGAATTTGAAACGAAGAAAGAAAGTATTGTTAGCGCGTTCTTTAGCCTACACAGCCACAGGGCTAATGCGTTGGAAGCTGAACTTAAACACATGGTTAATTGTGGGCATGAATTTCTAGACAAGCAACTGGGTCAGCAACTACGAGAAACATTTGATGCACTGACAAACTACAATTTGGCTAAAGAAAACAATACGAAGAAGTTTATATTCGTCGAAGCATATGAGTCGTTTGGTCAAAACAAGTTTAAGTGTGCACCTGTTGATCTTCACGGGTATAATCCCGAAGTGAACCGTGACCTAGCACGTAATTACGGCGAGGAAGAATTGCCCGAAGAGTTTAAAGACAAGCTAGCAGTACTAAGCATGTTGCAGGGTGAACAGTATGTCGAGAACGTTGGCTATCGCGCATCGGAAAACATCTTCTACTTATGCACCACAACATGAACATAGCAAACAATGCGGTCTATCTCGTTTCATTCTGTAATACTACGGAATATGTCAGAATTGTATGTATTGGTATAGAATGTATTGACACATCAATAACAGGCAACTATACGTCTATTACAAAAGCACCTGATTGGATGCAGAGAAAGGTTGCTACGTTAGCTATGTTGTCGTGGCCTTCTGAGTCGATAGACAACTTAGGAGAACGTGTCGACGAGCATACGTACTGGGTGTACGACGATAATAAAAGTGTTGGTCAGTGACCAACATTCGTGGGGGCGTTAACTCGCCTCTGCGATACCAGTTACATGGAGAACACATGACACCAGAAGCTAAAGTAAAAAAGAAAGTCGTTGCCATACTAAAGAAACATGAAGCGTATTACTTTTACCCAGTGACAGGTGGGTATGGGCACAGCGGTGTGCCCGACGTTATCGCATGTCACGACGGACGCTTTATTGGCATCGAATGTAAGGCAGGTAGCAACAAGCCTACACCACTACAGCAAAAGAATTTGGACGACATCCAAACAGCAGGTGGTGTTGCGTTAGTAATAAACGAAGATAATATTAATACAGTGGAGGAGTTGTTTAATGTTTAAATTATTTTACACATTGCTGATTATTGAATACGTTGTTGAGGATCAAGACGTATCGACATCTGTTATTTTCCCAAGTCAACACGAATGTTATGATGCTATGGGTGATGGTGTATTAGATAATCTATACGATATACTTGCAGATACATATGGCAAAGAGATAATGATGTATTGTAGACGAACCCCAGTAGCTTCTGGCTATCGTGAAATAGTTAAGCCAAGGGCAAGACCGTGATGGGGGATGAAGCACTAAGCCCTGCACAGAAGTTTGAGTATCGTTTCTTAAAGCAACAGGTCAACACGTTGGAAGAGGAGCGATATAGGTATGATGCCAGACCGAATATACAACAAGACTTGTATCATGCGCGAGAAGATCTAAAGTCGTTCGTCTCTAAGCTGAGAATGAACGGAGTTAAAATATGACGAAATGGACTAAAGAAGATAAAGAGTGGTTAGGATATAGACGTAGGATGTCTGTCCAAGACAGAGGTATAATTAGTTTATCTAAACCGCCGTGGGCAAATGGAGAACAACATGGAAATGAATATGTCGAAGAAAGAAGAGAAGGTATGGAATTATCTTCTAAAGAACAGGCAGGCCGAAAACGCCGAGGTAGCAAACGCGTGTGACGTGGACATACACTTTGTAGAAAATCTTATATCGCGGATCAGTTCAGAAAACTGGAGAGAAGAAGTCTCCGTAGAACAAACGTGGGATCGTGCAAAAGTACTAGACACAGCTAAAGGTTATGTCACAAAAGATCGTGCAGCAGACCACGGCGACATGGAAGATAACTTTCAGCGCATCGCCCTATATTGGAACGCACACCTTGGGCTGATTGATTTCATAAAGACAGAAGATGTTGCCGCTATGATGGCGTTACTCAAGATCGCTCGCATACATTCTAACCCTACACACATGGACAACTGGGTAGACGCCTGTGGGTACATGGCTTGTGGCGGCGAGGTAGTAAACAAAATTATGGAGAAAAACAATGACTGATGAACTCAGAGATATGCTTCTGGAATACTTGCGAGATATGACAAGACGTGGTGATTACCAAGCAAAACTTTTGTTGAGTTTACTGGAAGAGTAATGGACATATACACCCTAGACTTTGAAACATACTATGCTCAAGATTACTCGTTGTCGAAGATGACAACCGAAGAGTATGTTCGAGACAGGCGGTTTGAAGTAATCGGTCTAGCCATTAAGAAGAACGACAAATCTACTAAGTATCTAAGTGAGCCAGGATTAATCAAACGTTTGCTATCACACATAGACTTCTCTACGTCTGTTATTTTGTGTCATAATACTATGTTCGATGGGGCGATACTTAGTTGGCATTATGGCATCAAGCCGAAAGCGTGGTTTGATACAATGTATATGGCACGTGCTCTGCATGGTGTGGAGACAAGTGCATCTCTTAAAGCGGTAGCAGAACGCTACGGTGTTGGGGTCAAAGGTAATGAGGTTCACAATGCCAAGGGTAAACGTCGTGCCGATTTTACTGATGAAGAGACTGCACGATATGGTGAGTATTCAAAGAACGATGTCGAGCTAACTTATAAACTCTTTAAAATTATGGGGGCTAAGTTCCCCAAACAAGAACTGAAACTAATAGACTTGACCTTGCGTATGTTTATTGAACCTACGCTTGATCTGGATCTTGGACTGTTGGAGCAGCACCTTGAAGATACGAGAGATCGTAAAGACAAGTTGTTACGTGATGCAAACGTCACTGATAAAAAAGATTTAATGTCTAACCAGAAGTTTGCAGATCTATTGCGAGAACTAGACGTAGATCCTCCTAGAAAGGTAAGCCCTACAACTGAAAAAGAAACGTATGCTTTTGCGAAGTCAGATGAGGATTTTAAAGTCTTACAAGAACATGATGACGATAGGGTACAGTCTCTAGTTGCCGCACGTCTGGGTAACAAAAGTACTCTAGAGGAAACTCGTACAGAGAGGTTTATAGGAATATCCAAACGTGGTCTCCTCCCTGTACCTGTTAGATACTACGCTGCGCATACAGGTAGGTGGGGTGGTGCAGATAAAATCAACCTGCAAAATCTACCTAGCCGAGGTCCAAATGCAAAGAAACTAAAGAAGGCAATCATTGCACCAGAAGGTCACGCTATTGTAGAGGCAGATAGCGCACAGATAGAAGCGCGAGTACTAGCTTGGCTTGCAGAGCAAGAAGATCTGACGAGTGCGTTTGCTAACGGAGAAGATGTTTACGTGAAGATGGCTTCTCGCATCTACAGATGTGATGAAGCAGATGTGACTAAAGACCAGAGATTTGTCGGCAAGACTACAATTCTTGGTGCAGGCTATGGCATGGGTGCAGAGAAGTTTGCGGCACAGCTAAAGACGTTTGGGTTTGAAATATCTCCTGATGAAGCTCGAAGAGTTATAAGTATATACCGCCAATCTAATTTTAAGATAAGCAAGTTGTGGCGCGATGCAGGGCATATGGTTGGTCAGTTGACCAACTATCGAAAAGCTTTGTTTGGTCGCAAAGGCGTTATTAATGTTGATGCCAGTAACAAGGCTTTGATATTGCCGTCAGGTTTGCCGCTGTTCTACGAAGATCTGAGATACGAAGATAAAGAATATACCTACAAGGTTAGGCGAGGTCGAAACAGAATATACGGTGGCAAGGTTATAGAGAATGTGTGTCAGGCTATAGCTCGTTGCATTATAGGCGAGCAAATGCTAAGAATAAGTAAGAAATACAAAGTGGTGTTAACAGTACACGACTCGATTGTATGTTGTGTCCCTGATGAAGAGGTTGATGCGGCACGCCAATACGTGGAGACTTGTATGCGAGAGACACCTGACTGGGCGGCAGGACTCCCAGTGGATTGCGAAAGCGGAACAGCTAAGTCATATGGGGATTGCGAGTGACGTTCAAACTTTTAGACAGAAGTGACCTGATGAAGATTGGTGAAAAAGCTGCGCCTTGGTCATTCAGTAGGGCAAAAGCATTTGAAACATGTCCTAAACAATTTTACCACGAGAAGGTAATAAAGCAATATCGTGTCCAAGAGACAGATGCCATGCGTTATGGTACAGAGTTTCACAAAGCCTGTGAAGATTACATAGGCTCAGAAGTGCCTATCCCCAAGAAGTTTGATTTTATACAGCCAACTCTAGACGCGCTTAACAGTAAGCGTGGTATAAAAGTGTGCGAGAAGAAGATGGGATTGACCGCTGACCTAGAGCCATGTGGGTTCTTTGACAAACGTGTATGGTTTCGCGGGGTAGCTGACCTAATAGTTGTAGACCTGTTGGCAGGTATCGCATGGGTAATTGATTACAAAACAGGTAAGTCGGCTAGGTATGCTGACAAAGGGCAGCTAGAACTTATGGCGTTGACTGTGTTTAAACATTACCCTGAGATTAAAACAGTAAAGGCAGGGCTTTTGTTTGTTGTGGCAAAAGGGCTAGTGAAAGCTGAATATAAAATTGACTCAGAACCAAATCTCTGGGAGAAATGGTTAGGAATATATGGTAAGATGGAAAAAGCATTTGCAGCAGATGTATGGAATCCACGCCCTTCTGGGTTGTGCAAACGCCATTGTCCTGTGCTTGAATGCGCTCACAATGGGAGAAACTGATGCCATACACTAAAACAAAACGTCCCTATAAAAAAGAATACGAGCAACAAAAAGAACGTGGCGAGCATTCAAACAGGATGGAACGTCAACGTGCTAGACGTAAGATGGATAAGAAAAGCGTAGACAAGAACAAAAACGGCAAAGCCGATAAACGAGAAGGCAAGGACATTGCCCACAAAAAACCACTAAGCAAAGGTGGAAAAAACAAAGACGGTGTAAAGGTACAAAGCCGCAAGAAAAATCGTGCCGCAGGGGGTGCGATGAGCAGTCCCAAAAAGAAGCGGTAGTGTCTCACTACCACGGAGAACAACATGAAGATAATTAGGGATAAGGCAATATTGCTGAAAGTCCGTAATCCTAAACAGATCACGACTGTAATCCCAAAGAGCAAGGAGTTGTCAATGAATGAAGTCGTTGT